AGGTTCTCAACAAGGATGCTGTGAAGCTTGGCAAACACACCGAAGCTATTCTCAACAACATCGTAAGAAGCCTTCCCCTTGCTGCCATTGGCAACCAGCTTGGTTTTGGTGATGTCCTGCACCTTCCCCTTAGCAATCTGCAAGTACACCTTCGGAGCATACTTCTCAGGGATTTCATTTCCATCCTTGTACGTTGTAGCACGAGCCAGCTTGATTGTAAACTGCTCTTCTTGGTTAGGGAATGGCAAGTCAATGTCGAACTTTTCCGTAAATTCATCATTATCGAATTGCTTTGCCTTTTGCTTGGGGAACTTCTTATTCCAAGCCTTAGCATCTTCCTTGCTCAGCACCACCTGAACACTCCATTCCTTTTCTTCGGATTGGTACTTGTTCTTAGGTGCGTTGATGTTGGTGTACAAAAATGTTACGTTGTTGATAGTTTCCATAGGTTCTCTCTGTATATGAAATGCCCTTGGGCATGTAGTTAAAGCAAGCGCACATTGTATTTGCTTGCTGCAATGACGTTAGCTTGTGACTAACGTTTTTGTAATAACACAACGGAATGTTATATTATTACGTTTTATTGGACGTAAGAAGAACATAAATAAAGGCTGCAAGAAACGCCCCCCACAGTGGAGAAGTTACAGCCCACCAGCTCCACGTTGCTACTACGCCGACTTCTGCAAGTTTTAGTGTCAGGAAGATTAGAAACATGATTCCAAGAATAGGGAAAGATGTTTGTCCAGTTTGTTTGTTTTTCATAGTATACCCCTCTTATCTACGTGCTGGCAACGCTTCAATTTGTTGCATAATTTCTTCTACCTCCTTGGCAGTTAGGTAGCCAAGTACATCATCTGTAATAGGCGTGTCATAGCACAACTTCCCATCAAACATGACAGCTAGCTCATAAGGTGCTGAACTATTCCCGTACGCATGGTTTCCAGTAATTACGCTGACAGTGTACCCATTCTCGAAGGTGTGTTTTGCTTGGTCACTGGCGAGGCCGGTAGGGTTCCACTTCAAATCTGTAAATTTCATCTTGATGTTCTCCTATCACGCCCAAAGTTCTTGGGCTTTCTGTAAAGCCTTAATCAGATTGGGGATGTCGTGAAGATATACAGCCACCCGACGTGCCGAACTGTCTTCGATAGCTATCATGCTATAACAACTAAGTTCGACAAACTCCTGTACATCATGCTGTTCAGTAAACACAATCCTTTTAATATCCTGAACACTTTCATCACGAATGTCAATTGTAGCCATTTCAATTCTCCTCGGTAATTTCAAAAGGTTGTGTCGCAAGTTCAAATTCATCACAATCCAAGAACCAGAACACTTCTTCGTCAAACTTGACGTAGTAAGCATATCCGTCTGGGCTTTCATTGTCAACAATAATTTCAACAATCTCGCCAATCTGACCAAGAGAGAAATACTCAGGGGAGGAAACGGTTGTACGAATGTATTGTCCAACGTTTGCTTTCTTAGAAGTCATTGCCAATCTCCTGTACCGCTACCAAATGGAATGTTCCCGAAGGGAATAATGTCATGCTGCTTCAGCCCTTCTTCATCGAAGCTAATAGAAGGATGATACATAGCATAATAGTCACAGTCAAGATGTTGTTCACTTGTTTTGTATAAATATCCTGCATATTTTCGATCTTTTTCTTCATTGTCAAACCAACGAGGGCAGACAAAATGAATTGGAACACCAAGCATTCGTGGAATAGGGAGGGACAGTAGCATCACAACGTCGTTGCGTGTCCAACCGTCTGCTGTGTAGAAACGTAAGCATAAAGAAGCTTCATGGATTTTCATGGTATTTATACGTCCTTAAGAAGTTGATGTAAAGGATTTTATCAAGCCGAAACGTCCTTGTCAACAACTAATTATCAATTTTTTAGCTTCAGCAACGTAGTAATCATAGTCCATCTTACTTCTGTCAAAGTATTTCATATCATTGCAAGTAAGCACATTCCACTCGGTATCAATACCAAGCCGTCTATCCTCTCCACCATCTTCTAGTGGGGGCATAATCTTCACAAGTTTCCCACCTTCTTTAGCAACGTAGTAACGACAGATATTCTGTTGCTGTTCTTCGTGAAATTCATACACAAGAACAAGACTTGAATTACGAGGAACCTTTGTTCGCAACAAGAAATCCCAATCGTTTGTATGAGATTTAATGAATTGTTCAACGTCTATTCCGTGAATCATAGCAGCTTCAGCAGCCATAGGAATAACTAATCCACCTTGATTTTGATGCCAACCCAACCCTTCGTACTGATAAGCACCTTTACGTTTCACCTTTCCGTCAGTGTACACGGCAATGTAGTTGTTCACATCGCGAATGTACATTGCTGAATAGTCTGCGTATTCCAGTTGTAATCCAACCTGCTTCTGCCAATCGTCACAAATCTTGTTGTATTGGTCAATAGCTCTACGTGGGAGAGCAACAGTCACACCATCAGTATTAACCTGAATAATCTTCAGTCCTTTGATATTCAATAACTTTTCAGCAAGTAGGCACAAAGATAACTGACCATTTACAGTGATTGACATTGTGTATTTTGGGTCATAGAACACACTATACTGATTATTTGAATCGCCATAAACTCCATTGAGAGCCAGCTTCAACATCGCATTTTCAGCACTACCTTTCGGATAACTCTTTCGCTGTTCGTACACATCTTTATAAATCTCACAGAACTTAGTTGTCAGATGTTCAGGATAAACATTGTTGCTAATGGCAATGTTTGGGTACATTGAGCTTACATCGGCATCTCGAATAATGTAGCTTTTGTTTTCCTTGGCAACTTTGGTTTCAATACTACCGTGAATACCACCTGTACCAAAATCAAACCGAAATCCATCTACAACAACATTCAGTGTCTCAGCTACTTTCCAGCAGTGCCAGTATGCTTTCTTGAACCCACCGCCATTAGCTTTTGTCTCCTTAGCTTTTAGTTCCACTTCTTCAACCCAACACAATGGGTTATCTTTTTTAAGCTGATGTTCTTCAGCTTCGGTTGGCTTAGCTTTAAGTTTCTTGCGCTTGACAACCATTTCGGCATATTTGGCAACATCGCCAAGTTTGTGTTCAAGAATGTCAGTGAACACTCCTTTGGTTTCAGTAATGCGTTGTTGCTTAAACCATTGCAGCACTGCAATAAACTCTGGTCGTTCAAAATCATAATATGAGAACAGACAATCACGTATATCAATGAATGCACGTTTACTTTGTACAAGTTGTTTCTTACCATGTCTTACAACAGATGTCGGAATCCCTTCATCTTCAAGTCGCATGATGAAGTAGTCCTTACCAATCTTTGTATCGTTGTGGTTGGTAAAATCACGATTGTATTTCTCACTAAGCTGCTCACGAAAGTTAATCTGTTCTTGTGACTGGTTGTAGAATGCGAGAGTCATCTTTACATCGTGCATGTTATATTTCTTCAACACGCTGATTTGTTCTGTTGTCAACATTGTACCAACAGGGTATGGAAGATCACTAATGTTATCCTCACGCATGTTGAACTCAAGCATCTTCAAGGATGTAGCGCGAGCCTTATTGTCGAAGTGATGAATCTTGTACAAGTCAATCAGATTGAAATACCAATCTTCACGTTTGATTGTGTTACCAAACCCGTCCCCCTTAAAGCTGTCAATCTGTTTTTGTGCAGCGCGATATACAAATGCAGCAATACCTTTCCCTGTTTTTGGAAAAGATGTAGCATTGCGCTTCTCAAGCAATTCGTGCAACACCGGATAGTCAAAGTTGATAAGGTTAAATCCCACCATACTACCATTGTTGTTATGCAACCAATCCAAGAATTTGAACACTCTATCAATTTCATTTTTATCTTCACTGCATTCAAATATATTAGAATACTTTCCATCAACACGCATCATAGCGATTGTGAAGGCATTTGGATATGTCTCTATGTCAGCAACATAGTGTAAAAGATTTGACATTGGTTGTATCTCCTGAAATAAAAAAGCCCGAACGCATTGTCGGGCATTGTCTTGAGAATGTCAAGTGCTTAGATTCAGTAGTTTATGAACAACTCTTTTATCAAGTTGATCTTTGAACTTATTTACAATCCTCACAAGTTCTTCTTTCTTAGCATTGTCATACGATTGCTTCGCCAAATCTATGGATGAGAACAAACCCAAGTGTTTTTCAACACCATTAACTCTACACTGTGCAACATACTTTTTATTAGCTGACTTAAAAGATACACCGATAGGTAATCCATTATCAACACGACTTTTAGCTCCTTTAAGAAATAACGTATTTAGTTCACTTGGTATAAATACACAATGTTCTGCACAGTATTCCTTGTTACCATCAACCAGTAGGTCTTTATCCAAATGCCAAGAACTATTACCAAAGCCTGCTTGTTCAACTGCCCACTCTTCAAATTTTGTAAAGAACTTGAAATCTTCTGATACAAAACAGTCAATATAAGTTGGTTTTGATACCTGATAAACTTTGCTGTAACATCTCCGTAACATGGAATGCCATATCTCATAAGTTTTACTGACTTTACCATTTGAAAAAATAGGGTGAGATGAGTCATTCACCCCTACCCCAAAAATTAATGATTTACGTGACATGACTAAAATAATACTCCTTGTCATAAAGTGTATGACTTTTCAAATCGTAGAAGATTTCACCAGCTTTACCTGTCATACCTGTATCACGAGACTTCAACAAATGAACGTATGTTGTGTTTCGCTCAATTTCGTCTTCGGCATTCTTATCTCGTTGCAATGAGATGTTGATACCCGCACTTCGGAACTGGCTACCACTACCAAGAATACTTTCTTCAGTAAGGAAGGCTCCTTGACTACCCGCTTGTTCCCCACTGGATGCCTTGCGAACATGAGCAATGTTTACAAGAATACAGTTGTACTGCTTCACTAAGCACTTCTCCCACTGCATCCACTTATCAACTTGTTCGATTGTCATTCCAGCAAACACATCACTAATAACATCAATGATTATTACACGAACTCCGAACGCAACGACCAATTCTTCAATCTTTTCTTGTAGCTGACTAAAATCCCCACGATCATCTAGGATGTAGAAAGAAGGACTCCCATCTTCACTTGTGAATAATTCATGTGCCAGTCGCTTTGTATCATCGGAAGTAAGTAGCTTCACTTTATCTTCTTTGTTATCAATTAGGGCAATCTTCTTACCAATATATCGACTGAGAAGTTGTTCACCGTAATATCCAGCATCTGCTTCAAGACTAACGACACCAACCTTGACGTTCATTGTCTTAGTCCAATGGATTACATTC